ATGGCTACCTTAAACTTAAAAATCCTCCCGAACAGACGTAAATTGTCGGGTAAACTTGGAATTTATGTATCTTTAACTTTTAAGAAGGAAGTTCGGTATATCTCTACCGAATTCGAGGTTGATGATGAATACCAGTTTGAAAACGGAAAGGTGTGTTACCGCAAGGATGCGGCAATCATGAACAAAAGAATACAGTATGTGCTGGGTATATACCGGGAACGGATGGAAGGTCTCAATCTGAATAGGTTTTCCAACTGTGCACAGTTGAAAGAAGTGTTGATGAAGGATGGGGAGGAAGCTGAGGTGATAACGGTGCGGCAGCTCTTTGAAAGAAGAATAGAGCGTCTTGAAAAAGAAAAGAGAATCTCATACGCGGAAATGAACCGCTATACCTGCAAGGTTATCGTGTCTCTCATTGGTGATATACCTATAGATTATCTGACAAAACGTGATATCCGGGAAACGCTCTTCAAGGGGATGCAGCGCAGAGGATATGCGAAGGGGAATATACAGATGCGCATGACCCATTTCAAGGCTGCTATCAATGAAGCTATAGACGAAGGGTTGGTGAAGTATGACGAACACCCGTTCAAGGGATTTACCATGCCGCAATCTGAACCCAAGCTGATGGACATAACCGTCACGCAGTTCCAGCGTATTCGGGACATGGTAACATCTGACAGCAAACTCATACTGGCGCGTGACCTATTCCTCCTGTCGTTCTACTTGGGTGGGATCAACCTTGCAGACCTTGTTGAGACGGATTTGTCAAGCAAGACAATGACATACGTCCGAAAAAAGAGTGCAGAACACAAAACGGGAGAAAGAACTACATCTTTGACCATACCCGATGAGGCGAAAACAATCATCAATAAATACATTCTGGGAAACAGGTTGAACTTATCGTTTTGTAACGGGTACAAGAATCTGCAACGTTATGTCAACAAATGTTTCGCAGCCTTGGCACAACATATAGGCATTCAAACTTCATTCTCTTACTATGCCGGCAGAAAAACATTCGCACAATTCGCTTTTATGATAGGAATAAGGACAGAGGTGGTGGAGTATTGTATAGGGCAGTCTGTGAAAAAGAACAGACCTATTTACAATTATGTGCGAGTGATGCAGAAACAGGCTGATGCAGCAGTACGGAAAGTGATACAATATACTGTAGATCCGGAAAGCTTTGAAACAGAGAACATCCCTTAGAGGATGCCGCCCCACTACTTTGTACACGAACGCACTCATGGAGTGTAAAATTGGTAAAATAAGGATTGGTCTATTTGTTTGCTGTCATTAACAGATGTCTAAAGACCGGACTTCTATAACACTATATGGTAAGTCCGGTCTTTTTAATATATTTCTCTATATCGGTCACAAGTTTTTTAATCACTTCTTGCCTGACTTGGTTTTGAGCCAACTCAAAAAATCCGCTTTAATAATAAAAAACATAATACCTCAAAGTGCATAGTTTTATTTGGGTTTATTTTTCATAGCAAAATATTATGGAGCGTTATACGTTTATAAGTTATGACATAAAACACAGCCAATAATTATATAAACAATACTAACTATAGCATTAAATTTTACATTCATTTGATCTTTACTAGTAATCATAGTATAAATACATTTAATAATGCCAATTATAACAACTGTAATGAGGCAATTAATAACTGTTTCATAATTGGCTAGTTCTTGTTTAAGTAAATAAATCTCATTAAAATTAGATCTAACCGTCTCATGAAGCTGGTCAACATTCATTTTTGTATTTTCGAGTTGAGTTTTAATTAAATACATCTCTTGCTCATTAGAGCTGGCATTAAGATATTCATGTAAATCCATAACAACATTATATTAAGTAAAACGTGTAAAGTGCAATACATTCCTAATATATAGAAAAATAAAAATAATTTTAAACAAAGAGGATCGCCGTTTTTTTGCTTCCTTACTAATTTCTTTGTTAGCCCATTTTTACTGCTTTCTATTATAGTAACAATAAGCCGTGAATATGAGTATTTTCCAATATGCACAGCCAATCCAATGTAAACGAATTGCATCTTAGTTCTTTTTCCCTACAAGAACTAAAATACACAAAAGTACGCATATAATTGTAATTTACAATGTAAATCACAGAATTTTACATTATAAATTGTTTTTAATAAAGTTATTTTATATCTTTGCAAAACAGAATTGAGATGAAAATAAGGATGCCTCCAGCAAAAAAATCGCACGGTGATACCTCAGACGTAAAGCTCCACACAAAGCATCCTGTAATGTTTACTCTAAAATTAGTGCATCAAGTGTGGTAAGTAGGAGAAAACAGCTATGAAAAAATTTTATCACTTTCTTAAGTTGATAAAGTTGATAATTGACATAGTACAAGCACTATGTTAGTACATCTCAACATTTTGGGTGCGTCATCTGGCGCACCTTTTTTTGTAATATTTGTGTTCTTTCTTCACTCTATATTATATTCGGGTTACTATGCTAATCATGGAGAGCACAAAATTTCAATCTGATATTGACAAGTTGAAAAAGATGCTGGAGAAAGATCAGAATGAAAAAATTATGAGTGAAATCCGAAAAATAAGAAAAAAATACTTTGAGGAAACGGTTGCTATCAGTGATGACAGCAACCGTTTCAATTAGTTAGAATAACAACTTAAAAATAGCGTCTATTATAATCTCTCTATCCTTATTTTCTTTTTATTCTGATGGCAATGACCTTTGCTGTTTTATTCTTGCAGTACTGGCAGCAGAATCGCTGTGCGCATGTTTCGCAATTGCGGCACATATCCAGTAGATATTGTTTTTCTTGTTTGAGTACATCAACCTTGTATTGCAGGTCGGAAATGACATTTTTTATAGTTTCTTCCATAATAAAAATGGTATTAGAATGAGATTTGTATTTTATAGAAGAAACAACTTCGGATTCGTTATTGTTTAACCGTAATTGACATTTCTCTTTTCTTCAATTTGTTTTTCAAGGAATTTAACTTTCTCTTTTAATAGTGATATAGTATCGTGCTGGTCGTCTATTACCTTTTTATACCAAGCTTCATCAAAATCATTTGCTTTAATAGAATCGCTAGTCTCGTTTAACATCATGGAACCTGTGCCACGAAGTAACCATTCTGCGGACAAGTCCGGATAATAGAGAAGAAGTTCCTTTGCTCTATCTACGGTAATACTCTTTGCTTTCGTGAAGGCACCATTTCCCCAACCAAGTTCTCTCTCTGCTGATGTAGGAGAAACCCCTTTGTAATTTAGGTATTCTTGAATTCTCTCTTTTACTGTCATAGCTATATTTCTTTAATGTTAATAATTTAAAATTTGTAGAATATATTCCTTTGTTTGTTTTTAACTAAGGAATATATTCCTTTTATTTGCATTGTGATTACAAATCATAATCACATGAGCAATGATTAATTTTCAAATATAGATAAACGATATGGAAACAGCAAACATGAAATGTAGAATTTGGCTTCCCTATGGGAAGAAGGCTAAACTGGCTTCTTATTTCGGTGTCAGTAGTGAAACTGTGAGAAAAGCATTGGCTTTTGAATGTGGGGACAATGACTTTCATGAGATGATACGTAAAGAGGCAATAAAGAATTATGGCGGGCAGAAAATATTTATTCCATGCAAGTATGCAGGTTAGTATGATACGCAAAAAAAAGAAACAAAATAGCCTTGGGCGGGCTTGATAAAACCCTTTGTATGTATAATGAAAAATATAGTCATTACATCTTTGGCAACCGTGATTCTGATCGTTGCATTCATGTTCGGTTATCCTTATTACAGGGTATGGGCGGCAGAACAGAGGGGCAGGGCGGAGTTTGCTGAAGCCGAACAGAACAGAAAAATAAAGATAGAGGAGGCGAAGGCAAATTTGGAAGCTGAGAGACTGAATGCGCAGGCGGAGATAGAGAGAGCTAAAGGTGCGGCGGAAGCCATTAAAATTGAAAACGGAAGTATTACTCCCACTTATATACAATATCTGTGGGTAAGACAGCAAAGCAACTTGAATAACAAGACGGTGGTGTACATACCTACGGAAGCTAATCTTCCATTGCTGGAGGCTTCAAGAAATGACAAGACAGTAAATCCATGAAAGCGATAGTAGAAGAAAGATACATTCCCAACATCTATGTAAAACAGATACTGATATTGGGAATGGTAATAATGACAATCAAGTCATGTGCCATAACCTATAGCTGTAGCGAAACTATAAAGTTATTCGGAATCTCGATTTATTATAGTTACGGTATTGACAAGGACGGGCAACAGCTCACCTATTGATTGGTCTGCGTTGATAAATGAAAAACTAAAAAGGCAACAGGAGGAATGAATATGAACAGATTATCCAAGCAATGTATAGTTTTTATAGCGGGTATGATCTCATTCCTGTATGTTCTGGGATTGGTAGGGCATCAGGATTACATCGAGGAGATATTGTATAACATGCCTCAGGAAACTTATGATGTGATTGTACAGAAGCTGGGAAACGTGTCAAGATCGGAGATTGCTGCTGAATATGAGGCGAACAGGGCATTTTATGATAACCTTAACAAATAAATTATGAGACGTGATTTTCAAACATCAAAGGCAGAGGAAGAATTAGGGAACCTTTTTCTTGTTGCCAGGAAGAAGGGCATAACATTTACAAAGAGAGAGGCGTCCAGGTGGGTCGGAGGTCGGTATGTTCTTGAAAGGCTCGTGGCTGAGAGGAAAATACGGATGGCAAAACCCGGGGACAGGCAGAACTCGGAATGGAAATGCAATGCGGAGGATGTGTTACGCCACGCATTCAAATATTAAGAATACACTTTAAAACCTTGAACTTATGAGTATAAAAAGAACGTATTGGACCAAACAGGAGATAGATATACTGTGTGCCATGTATTCCAACACAAAGGCTGCCTGTATACAGGATATTCTTACGCGCCACAGCCTCAACTCAATCTATAAAAAGGCGCGTGAACTTATGCTTGATGCGTACTCGTTTCATCTTGAAGAAATACATTATATCCGTTCCATGGCACAGGATATGACGGTGAAGCAATTGTCACAGAAGATGGGATATAGCGAGCGCACTATTTACCGCCGCTTGAAAACCATGCGTACCAATTCATAAATAGTTCCGTTATGAGCAAATCACCTGAACATGATTTACAGACCCGGTGTGTGATCTGGTTTCATTACCGATTTCCACATCTGAAACCTTTGTTCTTTTCCGTTCCCAACGGAGGATATAGAAACAAGGCTGAGGCAGCGCGTCTTAAGGCGGAAGGTGCTAATGCCGGAGTGTCTGACCTTATATTGCAGCTGCCTGCCGGAAAATGGTCAAGCCTCAACATTGAGATGAAGGCAGGTTCTTCACAAAGGGAAGAACAGAAAATATATCAGATATGCGTGCAGGCATCTGGAGGACGCTACGAATTATGTCGTTCCTACGAACAGTTTGTTGATCTGGTTACCGAATATATATCGCAAGTTGATGGACGGGTACTGGAACGGCTTCGTCAGATACATCTTGAACGCGAGGAGGAGGAAAAGCAGAAAATACGTAAGCAATATCAAAAAAGAATAAGTAAAACATTAAAACCATAAATCATGATTGTAGAAGCAACAGGAAAGGTCATGCAGGTTCTTTCAAAAATAGAAGGGGTCAGCGCGAAGACCGGAAAGGCATGGGAGAAATACACATATCTTATAGAGCAGTCGGGTATGCGTCCTACTTCTCTAGTGGTTTCAGTATTTAACTATGGGGAACACGTAGGAGAGCTCCTTAATATGGGGGATACTGTAAGAATGTCTCTTCGCATAGAGGCGCATTTTGTAAAGGATGGACAGAAATGGTATAATGAGGTTACGGCTTTCAATATTGTATCTTTCCGTTAAAGTTAAAATTAAAACGAAGTATTAATGGGTAAAGTAAAAATCTATATAAGTGGACCGATAGCGCATTATGATCTTCATGAGCGGAAGCATGCTTTTCTCATGGCGAAAGAAAGACTTGAATCACAAGGTTATGATCCTGTGAATCCTTTCGATAACGGTGTTCCTGATAATGCGCATTGGAGAGAGCATATGAGAGCCGATATCGCGATGTTGCTGAAATGTGACGCTATTTTCATGCTTCCCGGATGGGAACTGTCTAAAGGATGCAAGCTTGAGCTTGATGTGGCTTCAAGCTGTGGTATAGCCGTTATTATCGAACCTGTTCAACCCTGTGACTATGACGTTAAAAAGAGTGGAGCCGAAACGTGTGTACTGCCGTAATTGCGCCAATAGTTCGGACCATCGGGGCAATTCATGTTTCTGTAGTGCGAAGGGGCATCGCGAATGCGCCTGTAACAAGTACGGACAGATATGTAAGTTCTACAAAAAGATCATATAGAAACTCTAATAATATGGTTTATGGCAACAAGAAACAGATTATACAAGCTTCACTATTTGCTTCGTAAAAAAGGCAATGAGGTGAATGTTAAAGATAGGACAGTATACCGGAGAGCCAAGCTCCTTCCTGCCATAGAGGAGAAATGGATGAAGGAACTGATAGAAAATGGATATATGGTGGGGAACAACCTGTTTGCCCCTCTCCCCAATAATAACTCTTAAACTTAATAGAAATGGCAACACATGGAATGACAATAGCAAAAGCATCTAAGGATGATTTTGAGAAAGTGTATAATCTGCTTTCTCCGATGGAGGAACTCTTCAACAGCAAATGGTGTAATGAAGAAGAAATGTTATGATTTAAAACGATATAGAGATGAATACAACCTTTGAGAAATCGGTTAATACCACCGATGAATGGTACACGCCAAAAGAAATTATAGACGCATTAGGAAAGTTTGATTTAGATCCATGTGCTCCGGTTAACCCACTTTGGCAAACAGCAGAAATCATGTACAACAAGAACCAGGACGGATTAACTAAAGATTGGGTAGGTCGTGTTTGGCTAAATCCACCTTACTCCCGTCCTCTAATAGAACGTTTCGTTAAACGTCTGGCAGAACACGGTAACGGCATCGCTCTACTTTTCAATCGTTGTGATTCAAAGATGTTTCAAGATGTAATATTCGAGAAAGCAACAGCGATGAAGTTTTTGCGCAACCGGATTCGTTTCTTTCGACCGGATGGCACTCGCGGGGATTCGCCCGGTTGTGGAAGTATCTTGGTAGCTTTCGGTGAAAAGAACGCAGAGGTATTAAGAACTTGCAATATTGCGGGTAAATATGTTAGAATCAATTAGCGTAAAATCCAAATGAAATGAAGAAGATAATTTATAAAATATCTATCTATAAGGTACTACCACCTTATAAGAATTGGTACAGTATCACGACTGATGACGGGCTAAATCGTAGTAATATTGTAATTGTTGGGAAAAAGCAATTATTGAAAGTCGCTTTAGCCTTGATTGTTATGGCTATTTTTAATAAAAGGACTACTATAAATTCAAATCGGAACAGATATGAAACAGACAGCAGAAGAAGCGGCAAGGGGATATTCCAATGATTGCAGAAACAGGCAGCGTCATTGTGAACCGTACTGCATTGTTGACTTTATTTCTGGTGCCGAATGGCAGTCAAAGCAATCTCCGTGGATAAGCGTTAAGGAACGGTTGCCGGAAGAGGGGCAAAAAGTTTTTGTTTTGGTGATGTATTATGGCACACCCTGTATTCGAGAAGAAAAGTTTTGTAGAAATAGCAATTTAAATAGAAAGGGAATGTGGATTCACGGAAACAATATCGTGATGGCATGGTTTCCCACCCCTTCTTTCGATGATATACTCGAAGCCAACAGGGATGTACTTGAACGGATTAAAGAGAAAGGAGATTAATATGGATAACAAAGAACTATCTGATCAAATAATTGATACTGTAAGAGCTATACGAAAAATCCCTAGAGAACAAATCAAGAATCCTTTTGAGATACAAGTTATCGTAGTTAAACCTAAAGATTAAGTAGATTAATTATGGCAATAAAGATTACTAAAGAAGCTAATAAGAAAAAACCGATTTACTTCCGGCGTTGTGACAGATGTGGATGTGAATTTGAATTTGAGAAATCGGATATACACATTGAGTTTTTTGGTCAAAGAGAAGGATATAATATAATATTTATTCCATGTCCTTCTTGTGGTAGTACTACTGGAGTTAAAGAAAAGATAATACGTTATGAGTAGAAGTAAAGAATATAGAGCAGTGAAAAATTATATTCACAATGAACTTAAGTTATCTAAGGAGGATATAAGAGAAATTATTTTACCTCTTGTTAAACGGGAAGCTATGCGTATCTTTAGAAATACTTATGGAGATGATGTTAACATAGAAAATTTTATTCGATGTATGGTGACTGATGAAATAAAGAGGCATGATTTTTCTATTATTAGAAACTTAACTAAAGAGGTGATAATGGAAGAGGTGCTTGGTGATTTGAAAATTGAGATAAAAACAAAGGAGGAATAATGAAAGCAAGAATAAAATCAACAGGAGTTTTGGTAGATGTAATTCCCAAAGTAAATATCAACGCGCAACATAGCGGAGATAACCTATATGTGTGCGATAATATGGTTTTCAGAGAATGCGAACTTGATTTTTTGAATGTTGGGAATTTAGTAATTGATTGGGAACAACGTAGGTACGAATTAGCGAAAGATATTATTAAGGCTGTTGTAGCAGATGACTGTGGGGGTAATTCTGATGCAATCGCTAAATATGCGGTTAATTGCGCTGATGCACTAATTAAAAGATTAAAGGAGGTGAATAATGAATAGCGTACAGACACAAACACTTTCCATTAAAGGAAATGGAGGTGGTGAAGCGTATATTGACTTTTGCGATGGACAATTGTGTGTTTCTGTTGTTATAGAAGGGAAACAGGCGGATTTTAACTTTGAGCCTGTTACTCTACGAATGTTTGCCCATGCTTATAAGTTGCATTGTGAAGAGTGTGAAGAATGTGAAAAGAAGAAAGGAGAATAACTATGAAAGTGTTAAGAGATAAAACTCCTGTCGCTCGTAAAGAGCACAGGTGCAATTTTTGCGGTGGAGTAATTTCCGTTGGAGAAAAATACAACAGACAGACCAATGTTTATGACGGTCGTGTTGATGACTGGGTATCCCACTGTGAATGTTCCAAGTTAGCCTGTGAACTTGATATGTTTGATGATTGCGATGAAGGACTTGACGATGATGGATTTATAGATAACCTTAATCAGTATGTTTACGACAATCATTATGACGATAAAATAGATGATATTGCGAAGGATTGGCAATTACCACGTTATGAATTAGTACAGAAAGTGTTGAATGAATTAAATAAGAAATAGTTATGACCGAAGAACTTGTAACTTTAAAAACAGCGAAGATTCTAAAAGAGAAAGGATTTAATGAATTTTGCAAAGATATCATTAACGATAACGGCAAGCTAATGGAAACCGTATATCGAACCAATAATGATCTTCCTAAATCATTCTATTCTTGTCCTACTCAATCCATCGCCCAGAAATGGCTGCGTGAAATAAGAGGTGTGTATGTATATGTAGAACCTGTTATTGGAAAAAGATGGAAGCTTTCTTTTTGTGATTTCAATGTTCCAACAGAAGAAAGCGACTGGATGGAGAACGAAATAAACAAAGGGAATGGCTATAAAGTATATGTCACCTACGAGGAAGCACTGGAAGCCGGGATACAAGAAGCATTAATGTTGATATAAAAATGACTTCTGTTATATCCTGATAAGTTGAGAATAACGAGGATATTTCTTGTTTGGTTAAATAACTGTAATTAAAGAGGGGGAAGGCGTTCATATTGTCTTTTTCCTCTTTAATTTTGCCGTGAATTAAAATATTAATCGCAATGCGATAACCAACGACAATTTAGGGTTTGTCAAAGGGTTTGTCGGCATTTTTTTTGACATGCGTGATAATTGCTTGTAAATCAGTTATAAAAAGTGATTGTACTTGTAGCCCTTCTAAGGCGTGGGTCTTGCGTTCGAATCGCAACGGAATCACATAAAAAAAGCTGTATCTTCTGAGGGTACAGCTTTTTTTATGGAAATATTTAAAAAGGATTTATCTATAAGCGGGGCTATGGAAAAGATCTGGCTCAGCGGAAATTTCTGGTTGTTAAGTTTTAAAATTAGCTATCTTTGCTTACCTTTGTTTTATGAAACCCGAACGACTCCTTCGTGCCATCCTTCCGGATGTGCTTATAGACAACTTTGATATTGTCAATTTCGACAAGAGTGCTGACCGTTTTGATATTTATCTTGATGAAAAAAAAGTTCAGCTAAAAGAAGATAAGACCAACCCGGATATCATATCCTATGGTTTTGGTGAGTACCGTACAATCCAAGACTATCCTATTCGTGGTCGCGCCACTTATCTCCATGTCCGTAAACGTAAATGGCTTGACAAGTCTTCCAATGAAATCTTCAGCTATGACTGGGATTTATCCGAATTTGACGGTACACGGCTCAATTCTGAGTTCGTCTCTTTTTTAAAAGAAGGAGATTGAATCTACTCCTGTGAGCATCTGTGTGCTTGCGGAACGTTATGGCGTAAAAGGGCAGACTCTTCGTAAACAATACAAGGAGAAAATCAGTGATTACCGGAACTGGGACCAACTCGAACATGCGCATGACTACCTCCTTTATCCTGAAAACATTGGAGAAAACCTTTCTTTGGATGAAACTTGCCTGAGCAATGGAGATGTTTATACGATTCTGACCAATAAAGCAGCCAAAGGCCGTAAGGGGGCTTTAGTTGCAATGGTTCGTGGAGTGGCCACAGATGCGGTAAGCGGAATCTTGCGCAGGCTTCCGCACCGGAAACGGCTGTCTGTCAAGACTGTCACTACAGATTTATCTTCAGCCATGATGCTGACGGTCAGAAAGGTGTTTCCTGCCGCAAAGCTGATCAATGACCGTTTTCATGTACAGCAGCTCATGTCTGAAGCTGTTGACCGGTTAAGAATACGCTATCGGTGGAAAGTACTTGATGCGGAAAATCAGGCTATCAGGGAGCACCGTCAAAAGAAGAAAGAAGCAAAGAGTAAGGCGGAAAGGGAGAGAATAGGGAAATGGGAGCCTGAAAGAATGGAGAACGGAGAAACCCTGCCACAGATAGTAAGCAGAAGCAAGCATATTATACTGAAACACTGGAGCAAATGGAATGAACAGCAAAAGACCAGGGCTGCCATTCTCTTTGATAAATTCCCCAAGCTTCTGGAAGGATACAGCCTTAGCATGAAACTGACAGACATCTTCAACAAGAAGTCAGGTCCCGATGAAGCAAGGCTAAATCTCGCAAGATGGTACAATGAAGTGGAAAAGTTTGACTATATGGAGTTCAACAAGGTACTTGATACCTTTTCAAACCATAGTACGACCATCATAAATTATTTTGAAGAACGATTGACAAATGCTTCAGCGGAGTCGTTCAATGCTAAAATCAAAGCTTTTCGAAGTCAGTTAAGAGGGGTGGCTGATCTGAAATTCTTCATGTTCAGACTGGCTAGGCTATACGCTTAAAAGAAAGCTTACCAACCAGGAAAATCCGCTGACCCAGAATTAGTAGTGTTATATGAAAAAAGAGTCTAACGCATTTGCGTTAGACTCTTTTTTCATATAACTGTTTTTTATTCGTTTTTCATTGATTGGTCGATCACCTCAATTTTTTTCAAGATCAATTCTAGGTCTGCTTTGAGTTTTTCCACTTTACGATTCATTTCCGTAAC